GTTGGATCTGAGTGTTTTATGTTCAGATTTAGCTGCTCAGGATAAGACAACACAAAAGATGTATTTTGGCATTTTGACTTGGATTTTGCAGTCATTGTGCTCTGCTGCTTTGGGTAGAAAGGTGGAAGTGCATTTGGAAAGAACGGCTCACTCTATATTGATAGATATAGATGGTTTTGTTTTTGTTCTTGATATGCACAATTCATCTGGTTGGGAAGGAACGATTTTGTTCAACTCGACCACTTTGAATATTGGTATAGTTTATGCTATACTGAGTTGGTCTAAACACCTTGGAGGAATGGATTTTGTTAAACAAATGACCAACGATGAAATACAGCGGTCGATAATACGCTTTTCATGTGTTGGTGACGACAATGTAATGTGTTCTGATAAAGGGTTTCGTATACCCATAGACAATTATGTTGCCTATTTGCAAGAGTGTGGTTGGGATGCGGAAGCTACTTATACCTCATTTGAGCATACAACATTCCTTGGTCATCGTCCTTATTTGGTTCGTAATGAGGGTGAAACCTATATGTTACCTGTTTTGTACAAGAGCAGGATAACATCAATACCAAAGTATGGAAAGAAAGGAGATTCTATACAGGAAGTCTTTGCACGGGCTTACGCTGCTAGACTTTTAGCGTTCCCATACGCTTTAAACGGGGATATTGAACTTTTCGCTTTACTTGATTTATATTGCGATTATCTATTTTTAATTTATAAAGAGGATCCACAGTTGAGTAGTATACCTTTGAGGAAAACTTGTTCTGAAATGTTTTCGCTCTACACAGGGGAGGCTACGCTGTACTCTTTTCGCCGGCAAATAGAACAAATATGGATAATGAAACGTCAATTGCTCTCTCAAGAGAAGTTGACTTTGCAACCAGAGATCGAACTTTATCGTTTGATTCATCTGGCTTCAGAAAAGTGAAAAATGGATTTGAATCCATTGGTGTGGAATTTCAGTATGGAAAAATGGTTAGTTGTATTGACTATGAACCTCAGGGTGAGTTAGATAAAATATCAGCTTTATCCATGATGAAACATGCTGTTTTGAACCACAACCAAAGGATGCATGCTTTAAATGGTAATATACCTAGTAAGCATGGGATAGGAATGAATGAATGGTCTGAACTTCCACAGTATGGAAATTACTGTGGTAAAAATCGTAGTGGTGGAAAACATACTCATAAAATAGATTTTCGAGCTATGCCTATTGATGAAACTGATCGTGCGTGTCAAAACCACGATTTTGGATATGCCTTAGGTCAGCGCAAGTCTGCAGATTTAGAGTTTGTTGAAACACTAGATAATAGTAAGACTAATTCATTTAAGGAAGCAGGATTTAATTTTGCAGCAAGAAATTACTTCCGTGCAAAGAATGCCTTTTGGCCGGACATTGATGATCCGTATGAGGATGGAATTCGATCTGTCGAAGCAGACGAACACAATGCGTCGATGCATGCATTGAATGGCAATGTCAAGACCAAAGCTCAAAAGAATAAAGCAAGAAGAGCACGCCAGAAAGCTAAGAAGCAAGGAGCAAAGACTGCAATTGTTGTAGCTTTGCCTCAAAGACCTAGACAGAGACGGGTCCCCAAATTTAATAATAATCAAATAGTTGCTGTACGTCAGCGCCCAGTTCATAGGCGCAATGCACAACGGATGGGGCCTGTTATGGAGGGTGGACAATTTGTTGGCAACGCAGAGTTGCGTGTCAATCATAATAGACCACCAGTTTATAAAGGTATAAGACATAAGAGATATGGACAAGGTATTAATATGTCTGGTACTGATCTCCTTGCTTCAATAGGTCCACCAGGAACTGTCTATACAGCTGGTCAAGTTATATTTAGTATAGCTATGAATCCAACTTACTTTAATAATACACGAATGCAACAACAATCGCGTTTGTGGTCTATGTATAAAATTAATTGGATGGACTTTGACTTTCAAACATCTTTGGCAACTTCTAGTTCTGGCTCTTTTATTATGTTTCCAGATTATGATGCTCGTGATGCTTTGCCTGCAAATGATACTTTTAATATTTACAAAGCAACTTCTCATTATGAGACAATGGAAACAAATATATATCAATCAAAAATGTGTCGTTTTAGAGGAACTGGTATAGATCCTAAGTATGTGCAACCTGGTAATTCTGCTGGGGTTGTGTCTGATGCTACTATAACTAGTGAAGGTATTTTTAATATTGTTGCTTTGACAAATTTCATGGTTCCTACTGGTGACAATAATAATTCTGGTATGGGTACTATGAAAATTAGATATTCAGTTGATTTCTTTATCAATGAGTTGCAAGAGTCTCCAATAGCGCCAGAACAAACCAATGCTTGGTTGTTGAATGGTTATTCTTTATCTGGTGGAACTGCTACTAGTAATATGGTAGGTAATACCAGTTATTCCTCTACAGTTAATGCTCTTAATGGTCCTTTAAATAATTTTACTCTTCCTGGAGGTCAACTTGCTAATTGGTATACTGTTGCTGGTACTGATAGGGTTATTAATTTACCTTATGATGCGCAAAGCAATTTCACTACTAATTGTTATTTAGTTGCAATTTCCACCAATGTTGGTTTAGCCACTGGTGGACCAGCAAATTGTAATTCAGCTCCAACGTCTGGTGGTGCGTTCACTGAGGATATTTATGGTCAGGTTATTTGTGTTGAGGGTTCTGCGCCTGAGTTTACGCGTATGTCAATTATAACTGTGACTGCTCATGATACCAATGCTATTAGTAATTGCTCTATTTCATTTAAGATGGCTGGTGGATTAGCTTTTACGGGTACAACTATGTCTGTTCGTATTTTTATTATGATGATGGATGTTGATATTGACCAACCAGCTCTTAGTGCAAAGAAACTTAGTAAGATGAAGCCAACTGCCCGTCTAGAACGTCTTGAAAAATTGTTGGCTGATATGTGTCTTGGTAAAGAAAAGACTCTTTCTTTCGAAGATGATGAAAGATCGGTTTATAAGCGTGAAATTATTCCCGATTTTTCTTCAGATGATGAAGAAGAACATATTAAGACGTTGAGGAGGAAGGGAAAAGAAAAAGGGCAGAAAATGCAATAGAAGGAAAACTATAAACCAGCGCTTAAAATGAGTTAATTATGATTCCGTTAAGGTATTTTTAACAATGATTTATGCACACTTATTTACGTCAGTGCAGCTTTTAAGTATTTGAATACTGAACACCTATTTAGGTGAGTAAGAAACAAAAAAAACCTGACCATAGATATCCTCAGTGAACGCACCACCAGACGTTGGAG